GTGGGCGCGCGAGAACGGCTTCACGGGCGCGGTGACCATCACCCCGGCGGTCGTTTCGATCCCCGAGGATGGGCAGTACCGCGACAGCGCCGCTGTGAGCGTGATCCGCGACGCGAGCGAAAAAATCGCGGTTCTACCGGCTGAAGACACAGACGAGGAGTGAACCATGGACGTGATCGTATTCGCGTTTGTGTTTTTCGGCGTCGGAATGCCAATTGCCTGGCTGCTGGAAAAGATCGGAGTGCTTAAATGAACTTTCAATCCAACGATTACGAGAAGGTTGGCACAAAAGCGAACGCGCGCGCGTGGGAGCGGATGCGCAAACACGCGATCGAGAAGCGTGAAGCGCGGGAACGCAACCCTTTGCTTGCCCAGCAGGCAGACGCGCTGTTTGACGCCATCATTCAGCAGCGCAAGATCGCGGCTGATGCGTGGGGGCACCACTACCCTGTGGACGAATACGCGCCGGAACCCATGCAGGAGTTCTACCGGCAGTACGTGGACCCGCTGCAGAAGAAAGAAGCCGTTGTGCAGAAGATGCTGTACTGCGAGCACCGGCGCGTTGACATCGGGGAAGAGTGCGTGAGCTGCCGGGATTGCGGCGCGGTGGATTACGGCCGCGGGTTTCTGTTCCATGAATCCATGATAACAAGCGAAACCAATTAACCGTGAATATGCATGAAAACTGCGCCAAATCTGCACCAGAAATACAGGAGATCTGCAGCAAATCTGCAGAAGAAATGCAAGAATTTCGCCGCAAGCCATTGGGGTACTTCGCCAAGAACCGCCTGGAAGAGGCGCGGGATGAGCTGTGCTGGATCCAGAAAGAGGTGAGGATGCTGAACAAGACGAACATCGACGCGGGCGGCAGGCAGGCGCTGTTTGAGATCCTGGACAGAAGTTATTTGGTGCTGGCGGCGCTGGACGATGTGCTGCGGCTGCAGGACGAGAAGGAGCGCGAATGAGGGGCGAGTACACGATCACGACCGAGTTGAGTTACGACCCGCCTGAGCGCTGGATCGCGGTGAAGAACGTGAAGACGTACACCGAGGATGGCGCAGAAGTGAACCGGGAGGTGATCCTGACCGGAGAGATGGCGATCGGGTACCGGGCGCACGAGCTGCTGAAGCGGTACGCGGCATTCAAGGAGCAGCAGAGGCAGGACGCGCTGGCGCTCGAAGAGAAGCAGAAGCAGGCCGCGATCGCGGTGGCAAAGAGGTTGTTGGGTAATGAGTCTGCGCACCGTAGTTCAACGGTGCTTGAGTATTGAATCCCCTGCTCCTTCACTTCGTGAAGTCATGGGGTATGCAAAAACCGCATAGGAGGAATGAAATGAACGAAATCATGGTAAGGCAAGCAGAGTTTTCGCAAGACCAGATCGACCTGATCAAACGCACGATCGCCCAGGGCAGCACCCAGGACGAGCTGAGCCTGTTCCTGCAGCAGTGCAGCCGGACCGGGCTGGATCCCTTCGCCAGGCAGATCTATGCCATCAAACGCTGGGACAGCCGCGCCAAACGGGAAGTGATGGGGATCCAGGTATCGATCGACGGATTCAGGCTGATCGCGGAGCGCACCAACCAGTACGGCGGGCAGCTGGGGCCATGGTGGTGCGGGCGGGACGGCCAATGGCAGGAAGTTTGGCTCTCGGCTGAACCCCCGGCGGCGGCAAAAGTGGGCGTGATCCGCAAGGATTTCAAAGAGCCGCTGTACGCGGTGGCACGTTACGAGGGGTACGTCCAGGTGAAAGACGGAACACCGCTTGGGTTGTGGGCAAAGATGGCGGATGTGATGCTGGCCAAGTGTGCTGAGTCTCTCGCCTTGCGCAAAGCCTTCCCGCAGGAGCTCTCAGGGCTGTACACGAGCGATGAAATGGGACAGGCGGCGAACGTGATCGATGTGCAGGTGATTGATGAGACGCCGGCGCCTTCGCTGCCTGAGCCAAGGAAAACGGCCGCGGCGAAACCCGCTAAAGATGTGATGCAAAACAACGGGCACGAGCGCCCTTTTGAGCCCGAGGTGCTGCGCGAGAAGATGACCGCGCTGGTGGTGTACTTCCAGGAGAAGATCGACCGTGGTGAAGCGGTGAGCAAGGATTCTGACGGGTTCGTGATCTCCAACCACATCGAAATGGTGTGGGCGGGTAACAAGGACGCGGCGGAGAAACGTCACGTTGTGATGCGGTACCTGATCGGCAAGGACTCGGTGAAGGAATTTACTGACGCGGAGAAGCTGGCGTTCAAGCACTGGCTGAAGATCTCGAAGGACGAGAGCAGCGGCGAGTGGGTGCACTGCAAAGAGGCCGGCATTGAAGCCACCCAGGTGTACCACCAGGCGCTCGTTGACGCCGGACAAGCTGAATTAGATTTACCCGTCGAAAACGGCGGATAAATCGTTCATTTCCCTCCGAAGCCCTGGCCATTTATTGGTAGAGGTCAAAAGCAAGTCGGCCAGGGCTGAGGGGAAGGAGATAAAAGATGAGCAACTACAACATCGGATTGGATCGCGGGTTGAACCCGCCGGAACCTGAGACACACGGAAAATGCGACGGATGCGGCGAAGTGTTCGATTACGGTGACATGCAGCCGATCGATCCCCTTGAGGAAACCTGGCTGTGCAACGATTGCTACGATGCGCGTCTGGCCGAGGAAATAACAGGAGACATGCGATGATGAAGCGACCGGAAATTGATCCCCACATTGTGACGACTGTTAAAAGCGTGATGCTCCGCCATGTTGGGAGCGAGAACCGCGTGGGCTATGACGAAATGACCACGTTTATCTACGGAAAAGACACGGAGAACAACCGCCGCAAGCTGAGGGCGGTGATCAGCGCCATCAACGCTGATGTGACCAACGGCGTGGTGATCTGCTCGGACAGAACTGACGGCGGGCTGTTCATGAACGGGTCCAGCGATGAGGACATTGAAAAACATGTGCATTTCATCGCGGAAGAGGAAAGCCAGGCGATGAGCACGCTGCAGAAGGTGCACGCGTACAAACGTAAGGTGAACCAGTTGTACGGCTCCGAGGTGTTGAATCCACAGCCTGGGCAAGGGAGGCTGTGTTGATGGGTGGGTATTATCGTGAAATAAAAGGCGACGCCGCCTTTGGGGAAAGGCGGCGGGCTGGGGTGATCTTGGTTCAGAGCACTCCTACTAAGTACACAAATTATAGCAATTTTTCACATGGAAGTCAATCTTTGAAAGAGGCATGCCCCTGCACGGATTCGAACCGAGGTCTAACGCTTAGTAGGAGTGTCGCTCTATCCATTGAGCTACAGGGGCACGCTGATTTATTGTAGCACGCGCTGGTTTGTGATTCCAGTCGAAAGAGGGCGTTTGTGAAGTAACTTGTGTTTTTTTAAGGTTGTGGATTGGAAGAGCGAATATTTTTTAAGACTGTGAAAGGATAAAAAATGACCGACCAACCAACAGCAATTTGCACATTAGTACCGGAGGACCTGAAAGACCTGGCAGAGCTGCGGCGTCACGAGGCCCAGATCGTCAAAGAGATACTGGAGCTCACCGAAAAACTGAACCACACAGAAGAGGCACTGGCGCTGCAAACGGCCATAGAAAAAAAGAGGAAGGTTTCTGAAGCCGTAAGTTTGCTTGAAAGCTTTATACGCAAGAGCGCGCTGGAGGATTACACGCGGGCTGGGGTGAAGCCGAAGGTGGAGGGCGTGGTGATCAAGCTGTTCAAGACGCTGAAGTACGAGCGGGGCGCGGCGGAGAAGTGGGCGCGTGAGAAGCTGCCGGAGCTGTTCAAGTTTGACGAGAAGGGGTTCGAGAAGTACGCCAAAGCAGTGGCTGAGACAATGCCGGTGCCATGCGTGACGATCGAAGAAGAAGCGCGAGTTGAGATCTCGACGAATTTGAAGATGTACTTGTAGGCAAGTAACGGAGGTTTTTTAATGGCAAGAGGCAGGTTCATATCCAGGGATATTGTTATTGATAAAAAAGTGAACAGTCTTTCATCTCCATGGTCTATGTTGGCGTTCACATGGTTGATAACCCATGCAGACATAAAAGGTAGAACTCATGGTGATCCAGCAGTTATTCGGTCAACTGTATTTCCGCGTCATCCTGAAATAACTGTCGATGAAGTTGAAGGGTACATCAAGGAATGGGTGACTTGCGGATTAGTGAACCGGTATGAAGTGGAAGACGACCTGTATATTGAGTTTCCAAATTTCTTAAAGCACCAGACGGGTCTGAGACCAGACAGAGAACCAACATCAACGATCCCAGCCAATCCTAAAACTGAAGAAGATTTTCCGGAAGATATCCGGCAAACATCCGGCAATGTTCCGGAAGATATCCGGCAAACATCCGGCAATGTTCCGGAAGATATCCGGATGAGTTCCGGAAGTTGTCCGGCTGAAGTTAAGGAGAAGTTAAGAGAAGGAGAAGGAGAAGGAGAAGGAGAAGGCGCGCTCTCTCCCATCCAGCAGATGATTGAGTCTGTAGTGGGGATTTCACCAGCCAACGCGGCAGATCTTCAAGCGCTGGAGGAGATCACTGCGCTCAATCCAAGCATTGGGGATATTCAGGATGCGTACAACTGGTTATGCAGACAGGGCAAGCAGGTGAAATATTACTCATCGCTTGTTGGACCGGTCAGGACATCTGTAACCAAGCGCGAGCAGATACCAAAATCACCGCTCGACAAAAGCAAAGCGGCTATTTTGCAGGTTTTACAGGAGATTAAAAATGGCGTCAGTTGACAGTATTGCGAAAACCATGGGAGTGATGGCGCATGCCTACCCGCGCTACGAGTTATCAGCAGACTCAGTAAAGCTGTATGCCAAATTGCTGGCTGATATTCCGGAAGAGATCCTTGAAGCATCAGCCCACCAGATCATGGCGGAATCGAAGTTTTTTCCATCGGTAGCCGAATGGCGGGAAATGGCGCACAAGTTGATGACCGGGGCACACAATATTCCAACAGCGTACGAAGCGTGGGAAAACGCGATGAGCCAGGTGGGGACGTGCGGAGAATACTACCGCTACACACACGGACGCTACCCGGAATACGCCCACCCGCTCATTGAGAAAGCCGTCAAGATCATCGGCTACCAGCACCTGCTGATGTCGGAAAACATCGCCATTGACCGCGCTCATTTTTTCAAGATCTACGAATCCCTGGTCAACCGGGCGGAAGAAGACATACGGCTGCTCCAGGATGTTCGGCAGGTGAGCGAAAAATACTTGTGCGCGGTGAAAGAATTGACCAAGAAACTGGAGGCATGACCATGGCAGAAAGCATGACGCTCTTCCCCAGGCAGCTTTTCAAGGATTACGGCGAGAACTTCAAAAAGGTCGGCCACAACGAGGCGATGCGGATCCTGCGCATGCGTATCGTGGCCAGGCACGGGCACGCCTGGTTCATGAGCAACCGGGAGCGCATTGAGCGCGAAGCAGAATCGATCGAGAAGCGTGTCAACTACGCGAAGGTTTCGGAGGATAGCCGTGAGCAGTGAGTCAGCACTGATGGCAGCGGAATTGCTGCGGGGTTCGACCCCTTTCCTGTTCCAGGCGGTGACGAGCAGGATCAGGCGCGCGGACGAACTGCGTGTGGGCGACCGGGTGATGATCGACGGCCGTGAAAGCTTTGGGATCGGGGTGATCACCGCGCTTGAGCCGGACGGAAGGCTGGCGCAGTTGAGTTTCGGACGTGAACCGGCGGGCTGGTGGGACCGGATGGATTTGAAGAAGGAAGTCCCTGCTCCCTCACCTTGTGAGGTCTCGGGATCTGCGCACCACACGAAAAAACCGAACAGCGGTGCTTCGAGAAAGGACAACCATGGATGCACCAAAACGAATATTTCTTGAGCTGAACACCATCCCGCCGTGCAATTTTGGCGCGTTGTGGTACGACGCAGAAGTACATGAGCCAGCGGGCGAGAATTGCGCGGCGTACGTGCTGGAAAGCGAAGCGCAGGCAGAGATCGATCAGTTGAAGTCCAGGATCGCATCACTTGAACAGAACGAGGTGGTGCGATGACTGAAATGAGTGTGACGATGATCGAGCAGGTCTCAGCTGTGGTGTGGGTTATGTTCTGCGTGATCGCGGCGATTGGAATATCTGCGCTGCTGGTGTTCGTATTGTGGAGATCAAAGAGATGATCTTTATTCTCGTGTTTTTATCAGGCATGCTGGTGGGAATGGTGGTGTTTTCATGAAAGAAAAAGGAAATCCCTGCTCATCCGTTGCACGGTTTCGCGGGACTCCTTCACCTTCATCAAATGATAAAAGGAAGGTTCAGTCGTGACTGAATTGCGCAATATCCCGGTGGAAGACATTGTACCGAATCCGGAGCAACCGCGGGTAGAGTTTGACCCGGCGGAGATCGAGAGCCTGGCTGAGTCCATCGAAAACCATGGCCTGGTGCAGCCGATCGTGGTGGAAGAGGCGCAGGACGGGTACGTGCTGGTGGATGGTGAGCGGCGCTGGCGCGCGGTGAGATCGCTTGGTATTCCGCTGATCGAAGCGAAGGTGATCACTTTCGAGGAACGGAGAGACAGGTTCATGCAGGCAGTGATCGCGAACATGCAGCGGGCGGACCTGAACCCGATCGAAGAGGCGCAGGCGTACAGGAAATTGAACGCGCACGGGGTGACGATCTCAACGATCGCGCGGATGGTGGGGCGGTCCATCGGTCACGTGAACACCAGGTTGAAGATGCTGGAGTTCGAGCCGGAGGTGCGCGAGTTGTTTGCAAAGCGCAAGCTGCCGATCGATCAGCAGGTGATCTGGGATCTGTTGAAACTGCCGGAAGAAAGGCGCGCGGCGCTGGCCACAAAATACGCGGCGAGCGGGATGAGCGGAGCCGGGATCAAGCGGTCGTTGACGAGGATCCTGCGCAACCTGGAGCAGCCGGATACCCCACTGCGGGGGAAAAGGCGTTCACCTGCGGCGATCATGAGCGACATGCCGGCGGAGAGCAGAATGCTCATGATGGCGGGAACGGAGAACGGGCTGCCTGAGTGGGATCTGCCTGAGCGCGCGGCGGCGGAGACCTGCGCGACTTGTGATCTGAATGACCTGGCGTCGGCGCAGATGTGCAAGGATTGCCCGGCGGTGGAATTACTGAAAAGGCTGAGCAAGCTGGCGCGCACAACACCAACCCCGCAAGAGAGAAGCACACAATGATCATGAATAGGATTTTTGCGTCCCGTAATTGGGTCCCACCTGTGGAGTGGTCGCGGCCGGGCGGGTGTGATGAGGATCACCTGGAAAGCCGCATCGCGCAGTTGGAAGGGCTGTTGGGCGAGCTGTGGCAGGTGACGGACGAGTATCACCGCTTGTTGAGGTACCACATGCTGCGTAGAAAATCAGACAAGAAGTATGCGGAATTGGCGGCCAGGGTGCGCGCGGCGGTGAGGGAGAAATGATGAAAATAAATTTCACAAAATCAGGGCGTACGCAGTACGCCCCTACAAGTGCATCATGAATGTCACCCTGCTCGTGAACTTTGTTCCCTCCCAGGGTACGCGCGAAAGAACCGCGCTATGACCGAGCATGATCTACAAACCGCGATCCTTCAGCTGATCAGGCTGCGCGGAGGGGTGGCGACGCGGGTGAACAGTGGTTCAGCGATCTACAAAGACAATTCCGGGCGGATGAATGTGATCAGGGGGGCGGAGCGCGGGACGAGTGACATCCTCGCCTGCTACCGTGGGCGGTACCTGGCGATCGAGGTGAAGTTCGGGCGGGGAAAGCCCTCCCCTGCCCAGGTTGATTTTGGCAGTAAGGTAATGGACGCGGGCGGGAAGTTCCTGGTGGCGTACGACCTGGACGAGGTGCTTTCTCTCCTGGATAAAATTGACTTGGAGGACGCATCGAAGAAACCACGCTGACGCCGCGCGAGGTTGAGATCCTGCAATTGATCTCCCTTGGAATACCCTTCAAAGCGATCCCCAGGCGGATGTCCATTTCCCTTGGGGTGGCGCGCAACTACGCCCAGTCAGCGCGGGAAAAGCTGGGGGCGTATTCGAACGCGCACGCGGTGAGGATCGGGATTGAAAAGGGGATACTGGAGATCGACAGCACGGAAAAATAGCGATTTTGCACGGTTGGCAGGACATTTGTTGTGTCGTAAGGTAGGTGTAAATCTACCTTACTTTTTGTTTTGAAAGGAGCAACAAATGTTTGAACAAATTTTGGTCGAGTTTGGAGCGCTGGTGGGGTTCGCGGCGCTGGCATCGCTGTTGATCAACGTGCTGAAGGTCTTTGGTGTCGTTAAGGATGGCACGGCTGACAAATGGGTAGCCGGGTTCAACCTGGCGGGAGTGCTGGCGCTGCTGGTGGTCAAGCAGTTCTTCCCGGAGCTGCAGGTGCAGCCGATCGACAATCTGTTGGGCGAGATCGCGGTGGTTGGGTCGTACATTCTTTCCTACGTTGTGATGCTGCTCGGATCGAAGTTGACCTATGTGGCAACAAAAGGTCTTCCGATCATTGGACGGTCCCATGGAACAAACACCGTTCCAGGGCGCGCCAACAGCGAACACGGCGCGGTGTAAACGATGGACACTGCAGCCCAGGTACCCTCATGGATCACGTTGCTGATACAGGTGCCACTGGTGGGGGTATTCATCTGGTATTCGCTGGAGATGGCCAAGCGCTCCTCAGATTCTCAGAAGGCGTTCATGGACGCGCTGGACAAGCGTGACCAGGCGTTTGAGATGCGCAACACGGCGGTGATCAGGGCGATCGACAACCTGAACGCGGCGATCTGCCACCAACTGGAAAGCATCGACAAATCGCACGAGGAGCATGACCGGTATGTGCGCGAGAAATTACCGGCAGCCGGATCGAGAAGCTCACGTGCAAAGCCCGCGTGACGACTCTTCGGATATTGTCCCGGCGTTCTTTCGGATGGGCGCCGGGAGTTGAGAAAACCTCATGGTTGACCGGCTGGCAAAAACAGACATCCTTGCCCTGGATTACGGGGGCAAGGTGGCGCTTCTCGACAAGGTTGGCACCGAAATCCTTGAGACACAGATCGAATATTCAAGTGTCGCCGGGAAGTACGCTGAATTGAAGGCGCGCCTTGAGGTGCTGAAACAGGTGAAGTCGGTGCTGCAATCCAGTATCAGGGCTGAAGCAGCCGAAGGCGGTTCAAATATCCAACGTAAACACGAGCTCACCAGAAACCCTCTCTACAACAGCGGGCAAAAGTCAGCCGCGCCAAAGCGCAAAAGAGTTTAAAGAGGCGGCGTTTGTGGAGATGTACTTCCGCTGCAACATGAACGGCACGGAAGCGTATTCGCGTTTACACCCGAAGGTGGACCGGGAAGCATGCAGATCAACTGCAGCAGAATGGCTGGCAAGGGCTAGCATTCAACAGCAAATTTCAGAGCGGCTTGAGAAGATGGCGATGCCGAAGAGCGAGGTGCTGGCCAGGCTGACGGGGATGGCGCGCGCGTCTCAGCTGCCATTTATCCGCATCACTGACGATGGGTTCGTGTATTTCGATTTCAAAAACCCTGACGCGATGGAATACATGTACCTGATCAAGAAGATCAAGACAAAACGCACGCGGCGGCTGGAAGGAAAAGGGGAAGCAGCTGAGCCGTGGGAAGACGAGTGGGTGGAGGTCGAGCTGCATGACGCGCAGCAGGCGTTGGAGAAGCTGGGGAGGTATTACCGGCTGGAGAAGGGCGAGGATGACAGGTCCTCAACGGCGGGCGCGCTGGCCAGCCTGCCGGCGGAGCTGATCGCGCCGTCGTTCTTCCCGGTGTACCGCGACTTGCGCAACAACGGGCACACGGAATACCTGTTGAAGGGCGGACGCGGGTCGACGAAATCGAGCTTCGCGTCATTGGCATTCATTTTTCTGCTGGTGAACAACCCGAACGTGCACGGGCTGGCACTGCGCCAGGTGGCAAACACGCTGCGGGATTCTGTTTACTCTCAGCTGGTGTGGGCGATCCAGGTGTTGGGGTTGGAGGAGCAGTTCAAGTGCACGACGAGCCCGCTGGAGATCGAGTACCTGCCAACCAGGCAGAAGATCTACTTCAGGGGGGCGGACAAGCCGGAAAAGATCAAGTCGATCAAGCCGGTGTTCGGTTACATCGGGCTGTTGTGGTTCGAGGAGCTGGACCAGTTCCACGGTCCGGAGGCGATCCGCAACATTGAGCAATCGGTCTTGCGCGGCGGGGATCTGACCTGGGAGTTCAAGACGTACAATCCGCCGAAGACGAACGCGAACTGGGTGAACAAGTACGCGCTGATCCCGAAAGAGAACCAGCTGCAGCACCACTCGACGTACCTGGAGGTGCCAACGGACTGGCTGGGTCGCACCTTCCTGGACGAAGCCGAATTCCTGAAGGGGATCAACAGGCAGGCGTACGATCATGAATACATGGGGGTGGTGACGGGCACCGGCGGGATGGTATTCGAGAACGTTGAGCTGCGCGAGATCACGGATGAGGAGATTGCAGGATTTGACCGGCCGTTGCGCGGGATGGACTGGGGGTACTTCCCTGATCCGCTTTCGTTCGGGCTGATGCACTACGACCCGGCGCGGATGACGCTGTACATCTACGGCGAATTCAGAGCAAACCGGATGGGAAACCGGAAGGTGTACGACAAACTGCTGAAACTGGGGCTGATCGACCGGAAGGGGCTGATCATCGCTGACAGCGCGGAGCCGAAATCGGTGGCGGACTTCAGGGAGTACGGGGCGAACATCATCGGCGCGGAGAAGGGTCCGGACAGCGTGTATTATTCCATGAAATGGCTGCAGTCGCTGGTGAAGATCGTGATCGATCCGAAACGGGCGCCGTATCACGCCCAGGAGTTCACGGAATATGAGCTGGAGAAGGACAAGGACGGGAATTACATCAGCGCGTACCCGGACAAGAACAACCATGGGATCGATGACACGCGCTACGCGACGAATTTATTCTGGCGGCAGAGAGGTAAATGATGTTCGAGAAAATCCTGAATTGGATCAAAGGAGCGTTCAAGATGTTTTCAAGAGAGACGATAAAAAACAAGCTGGGTGTTGAGGTGGCGATCTCGACGGAGATGAGCACCGCGCTGGAGACCTGGGCGGCGATGTACAAGAACCAGGCGGAGTGGTTGAACGATTACGTGCAATCGATGAACCTACCGGCGGCGATCGCGGGTGAGCTGGCGAACCTGACGACGATCGAGCTGGAAGTGAAGGTTGATGGGGACAACGGCCGGGCGGCGTTTCTGCAGGGGCAGATCAACCAGGTGGTGCCAAAGCTGCGCGAGATGATCGAGTACGGCAACGCGAAGGGCGGATTGATGTTGAAGCCGTTCCCGAATGGCAAGGGGATCGACGTGGATTTCATCCAGGCGGACCAGTTCCTGCCGGTGGCGTTTGACGCGAACGGGAACATTACTTCCTGTGTGTTTGTGGACAGGCGGACACAGGGGAAAGATGTGTTCACGCGGTTGGAGTGGCACGAGTTTGACAGCAACAGCGCGGTGATCACCGTGCGCAACCTGGCGTTCAAGTCGAGCAGCCAGGGGGAGATCGGGTCACAGATCAACATGGAATCTTTTGAGCCATGGAAGGATCTGCAGCCGCTGGCGACGATCAGCAATGTGAAGGCGCCGCTGTACGGGTATTATCGCTTTCCGATGGCGAACAACATTGATCCAACCTCTCCCCTGGGAATCAGCTGCTACAGCCGGGCGGTGGATCTAATCAGACAGGCGGATGAGTTGTGGTCGAACCTGCTGTGGGAGTTCGAAAGCGGGAAGCGGGCAATCTTCGCGGACGTGCTGGCGTTTGACCGGGATGATGAAGGACGGGCGGTACTGCCAGACAAGCGGCTGTACCGGGCGCTGGCAAATTCAAGCGGGTCGATTGGGGAAGACGGGTTCTTTCATGAGTTCTCACCTGAGTTCAGAGAGGCGTCGATATTGAACGGGTTGGACGCGGTGCTGAAGAAAATCGAGTACAACTGCGGGCTGGCTTATGGGACGATCAGCGATCCGCAGGTGGAGAGCAAGACGGCGACGGAGATCAAGATCAGCAAGCAGCGGACCTACGCGACGGTGCGCGGGATGCAGAACGCGTTGGAGGCGGCGTTGAAGCAGCTGCTTTACGCGATGGATGTGTGGACGACACTGTACAAACTGGCGCCCGCCGGTGCGTATTCGATCATTTTCGATTTCGATGATTCGGTAGTGGTGGACAAGGATGTGCAGTTCCAGCAGGACATGCGCCTGGTGCAGAACGGGCTGATGGGCAAGGTGGAGTTCAGGATGCGGAACTTTGGGGAGGACGAGGAGACCGCGAAAAAGATGATCGCCCTGGTGAAAAATGAAGAGCCGCAAGAAGCGGACCTGTTCAAGGGGACGTAAACATGCCGTATGACCCGAACCAAGCACGCGTGCCGGCCGGGAACCCCAACGGCGGCGAGTGGACCGACGAGCAATTGCACACGATCGAAAACGCTGCCAGACGCGCTGCAGGACTGCCACCGGCGAGGGTGGAGTTCAGCGATGGGAACGCCGTGGACCTGATCCGCGGGATCAATGGTCTGCCACCGCACCTGAAGGGGTATGTGACCGTGTATTCGGAAGAAGAGTATCGAAAGATGGGGGCGAAGATCTACCTGACCGAGGATAAGTTGAGCGGCTTCGCGGTCAAACCGGACGGAGAGATGATCAGCGCGTTCTCTTTGGTAAGGGGGAGAGGAGATTCAATCGTAGATTGCGCTTTAGAAAGAGGTGCAACCCACCTGGATTGTTACGAGCATCCGACAACCCGCCATTTAGTTAAATTATATTCCGCAGCAGGTTTTGTTGAGACTAAACGACTGAAGTGGGATGATCAGTACGCGCCGGAAGGCTGGGATTACGAGAGGAATGACAACCCGGATGTGGTTTTTATGGAGCGAAAAGAAAACTGATGAAGAATCATTTTGGTGAAGTTTTTGATTTTTCTTCTGCTTCCATTTCACGCTTTAGCTGCGCGGATATTTGCAGGGATCTTTCAATTACTGCGTCAATTGTCTCAGGAGTCTCTCCTAAAACAGCCAGTAACTGCTCACGTTCCATGTTTACGCCTTGTTCTTTTGTGCCCATGGTATCCACCCGGAAAATGAAAAGAGAAATCTTGAATGGCTATCTTTGGAAGTTCTTGGGCTGCGTTTTTGCTTGTTTTTCTCGTTCTTCCCGTTGCTTGCGAAATATTTTAATGTTCTCAATAACACGGTCCAGCGTTTCAGGAGTTTCTCCTAAAACTGCGAGAAGCTGTTCCCGTTCCATGTTTTCGCCTTGTTCTTTTGTGCCCATAATTCCTCCTCGAACGCAAATAAACTATACCATAAAAACCCGAAGGCACGCAAGCCGGGTGGTTCAAGGGGGTGCAATTGCTGGCGTTTGATGAACTGGATACGCTGACAGAGCCGATCCTGGAGTTGTACGAGGTGTACATCCAATCGGTGCTGAACGAGATCGCGCGCAGGTTGCGCGGGATGAAGCTGACCAGCTCCACCGCGTGGATGATGCAGCGATTGACGGAGAGCGGGCTGATCTACGAGCACGCGCTGAAGGAGCTGGAAAAACTGACCGGGATCAGCGAGAAGGATCTGCGCCGGGCGTTCATCAAAGCGGGAGTGCGGGCAACCAGATTTGACGACACAGTTTACAAGGCGGCGGGATTGAAGCCGCTGCCATTGAACATGAGCCCGGCGATGACTCAGGTACTGGCAGCAGGATTACGGAAGACCGGCGGGGTGATGCGCAACCTGACGATGACCACAGCGCTGAGCGCGCAGAACCTGTTCATCGAGGCGGCGGACCTGGCGTACATGCAGGTGGCGAGCGGGGCGTTCGATTACATTTCAGCGCTACGGGACGCGGTGGAGCACGTTGCCAGGAAGGGTTTGACGGTGATCAGGTTCCCTGGGAGGAGCGAGCAGCTGGACGTGGCGATGCGGCGGGTGGTGCTGACGGGGATCGGGCAGACGACCGGGGAACTGCAGTTAACACGGGCGCAGGAAATGGGCATGAACCTGATGCAGGTGTCGGCGCACATCGGAGCCAGGAACGAGGGGACGGGTCCAATGAACCACGAGAGCTGGCAGGGGAAGGTGTACAGCATCGTGGGGAGCACACCGGAGTACCCTAACCTGGCAGAGGTGACCGGGCTGGGAACCGTTGTTGGGCTGCACGGCGTGAATTGCCGGCATTCGATGTATCCATTTTACGAGGGACTCTCGGAGAAGCTGTACACGCAGAAGGAACTGGACGAGTACGCGAATCAGAAAGTGGTGTACCAGGGGAAAGAGATGAGCGTGTACGAGGCAACGCAGCAGCAGCGGGCGATCGAGCGCAAGATCAGGGAGTGGAAGCGAAAAGCAGGCGCGCTGGAG